AAAAGATAAAGAAGTATATGAGATCAAACTTGTTTGAGATCAAACTTATGGACGGAACTGAAAAGGTAGTCTCTAAACTAGAGAAAGAAGCTCGTGAAATTAAAGATAATTGATGATTTTCTAAAACCAGAAGATTTTAAGACTCTCCAGACAAATATGATGGAGAATTCTGATTTTTTATGGCAATTCGGAAAGGGTGTAAATACACCTGATGATGGATACCATCAATTTTGTCATGTATTCTATGCTCAGTTTGAACCTAGAAGTCCACACTTCTTTAGTCTTATGCCTATCATTAATGAGTTGCAACCCATCTCAATAGTGAGGATAAAGGCTAATATGAATATGAGAACGCCTGAAAGGCAAGAATATGATTTACATACAGATGTTGACGATTGCATCACTTCTATCTACTATGTAAATAGTAATGATGGTTATACTCGATTTGAAGATGGTACAAAGGTTGACAGTGTGGCTAATCGTATGGTAGTATTTAATTCAAATACCAAACATGCTGGATGCTCTCCAACTGATGAACTTCGTAGGTGTGTGATTAATTTTAATTATTTTATTTGATATGGACAAAAACCATTTAAAACTTATCATTAAAAACTTGAAAACTGTTATTGAGGAGTTGGAAGCAGAAGTTTATTCTGATCCTAATGCTTACGTTGAACCTAATGGTAAGACTATCACCTATGCAGATCAAGAAGAAATGTAATGGATGTAAAATTATTAACAGTTACACCTGATGCAGAAAAGACTATGGCACACATTGCCAGAGTTTCCAACCCTGCCAATCAGGACAATGAAAAGTTTGCTGGACTTCTCAAGTATTGTATCAAACATCAACACTGGTCAGTATTTGAACAATCTAGTATGACTCTTGAGATAGAGACAACTCGTGCTATTGCAGCACAGATACTCCGTCACAGGTCATTCACCTTTCAAGAGTTTTCTCAAAGATATGCTGATAGTACACAACTAGGTATTATCCCTATTCCTAGTCTCAGGAAACAAGATTTAAAGAATCGTCAAAACTCTACAGACGATCTTGAAGAGTTTGTCAAACAGAAGTTAGAATTACAAATGAAAACCCTGTTTGACTCTGCAACCGCCTTATATCAACAGATGTTAGAGGAAGGAGTTGCAAAAGAATGTGCCAGAATGGTCTTACCACTTTGCACACCAACAAGAATCTATATGACAGGTTCTTGTAGATCATGGATTCATTATATTGAATTGAGATCCGCTCATGGAACTCAGAAGGAACACATGGACATTGCACAGGCATGTAAAACTGTCTTTATAGAACAGTTTCCTATTGTTTCTGAAGCATTAGAATGGAGAAATGGTGTGGTTGAGATACAAAAACAAATCAAAAAAGAACTTCACGGAGAGGAATCTTAATGGCAACATACCCTGTGGTCAACAAAACAACTGGTGAACAGAAAGAAGTTGTAATGAGTATTCACGATTGGGATCAATGGAAAACCGACAATCCCGAATGGGATAGAGATTATTCAGATCCATCAACAGTGCCAGGCGTTGGAGAAGTTGGAGAGTGGAGAGACAAACTCAATAACAAACATCCAGGCTGGAATGAGATACTGAAAAAATCTGAGAAAACTGCTGGAGTCAAGGGTCGTTTAGCCAATAGAGGTATTAATGTCAACTAAAAAAAGAAGGAATACTAATAGTCAACATCGTGATAATACTGTTGGTGCTGGAATGACTGCTAAACAAAGACGTAGGAAGAGACCGATTAACAATAGTGTCTTGGTTGATATAGAACCTATCACAGACAATCAGAAACTTTTGTTTGATGAATATGCTAAGGGTAAGAATATATTTGGATATGGTTGTGCTGGAACTGGTAAAACATTTATCAGTTTGTATCTTGCACTCAAAGATGTGCTTGACGAAATGACACCATATGATAAGGTGTATATTGTTAGGTCATTGGTTTCCACAAGAGAGATTGGTTTCTTGCCAGGCGACCATGAAGATAAGTCATCACTATATCAGATTCCTTATAAGAATATGGTAAAGTATATGTTTGAAATGCCTTCAGACAATGACTTTGAAATGTTATACGGTAATTTAAAAGCTCAAGAGACTATTTCATTCTGGAGCACATCATTTATCAGGGGAACAACACTTGATAATTGCATTGTGTTAGTAGATGAGATGCAAAACTTGAATTTTCACGAATTAGATAGTATAATAACAAGAGTAGGAGATAACTGTAAAATATTGTTTTGTGGTGACTCTACTCAAACGGATCTTACAAAGTCCAATGAGAAGAATGGCATCTTAGATTTTAAACGTATCATTGAAATTATGGAAGAAGATTTCGGTGTTGTTGAATTCGGTTTAGATGACATTGTTCGCTCTGGTCTAGTAAGAAACTATTTGGTTACTAAACTCGCTTTGTCTTTATAATGTTTACCCACTTGAATAAACTTGGTGATTTTGAGTTAGAAGCCAATACTATAGATGGAGTTCGATATTACACTCTTCCAAGTGGAAAGAAGGCTCCTTCTATTACTTCTATAACTAGTTTCTATAATCGTCAGACTTTCATAAACTGGCGTAAGAAAATAGGTGAGGAAGAAGCAAACAAGATAACGAAAGTTGCTACCGATAGAGGTACAAAATTTCATGATCTGGTTGAAAAATATCTTTCAAACGAAGATGTTAGTTCTTTAAAGGACGTATTGCCTAGCACCAAAGCAAGGTGGATTGCTGCAAGAGAATCTTTAAACAAGATAGACAATATTCACGCTCTAGAAAAACCCCTATATAGTGAGTATTTCGGTATCGCTGGAAGAGTTGATTGTATCGCCGAGTACGAAGGAGAATTAGCAGTAATAGACTTTAAAACGTCTAAGAAAATTAAACCAGAAAAGTGGTTGCAAAACTACTTTGTTCAAGAAACTGCGTATGCCTGCATGTATTATGAGATGACAGGTATTTCGGTAAAGAAGATTGTAACCCTAATGGTTGCTGATAATGGAGACGTGAAAGTTTATGAAAAAACCAACAAAAGTGACTATATTAAACTTCTTACCAAGTATATTAAAGAATTTGTCACCCACAAGCTCGGAGAGTATGGAGAAAGAAGTTAATGAACTGCTGAAAGAGAAATTTCTCGATCAGAATAAGTTTACACAAGATGTCGAACAATTAGTTCTTACTACTGAACTCAATTATATTGAGGCCTTAGTAAGTTACTGTGAGGAAAATAATATAGAATTTGAATCAGTAGGTAAATTGATAGCAAAACCACTTAAAGATAAATTGAAGGCAGAAGCAACTGAACTAAATTATCTTAAGAGAACTTCTAAGTCTAAATTACCGATATGATATTCTGGATAGGGTTCACCATCATGTTTCTCAATGAGGGATTTGTGATGATGAGACATGTCTCGCCTTGGGCGGCAAAACAGAGAGAGAATCTTATAGAAAAATACGGTGATGGTTGGCAAACCTTTCATGGTATAGTAGACTACGTTTGGGTGATTGTTGTTGCCTTAGGGTTTGCATTTTCACCTCACAGAGGTAGTCATTTATACGTTTTTCTCGCCTTCTGGGGTAGTGCATTTACCCTGATATACCTACCGATGTGGGCATCTAAAACGAATAAATAGTTATGTATTAGAATCGTACAATGAGTGAATTTTTCAAAGCTCCAGCAGTCAGAGCCGCAATGGCCGAGATACAGGAGTTACAAGAAGATATTATGTCAGGTCTCGCTATAAATGGTATGAGAGATCCCTCCATTGAGGGTGGACTTCTACACATTAATAAGATGAGAAAACTTCTCGAAAAGCAAAAGAACTTCATGTTCAGATTGTCATTAGAGAAGGACGATGAAGATGCAATTGAAATGAAAGAACAGATTTTAGAATCTGCTAAATTTCTAGGATTACAGCCAAATCAAAATATTGCAGAATTTTTTGAAACCCTAACTGTAACTCTGGATAAATTAGAGGAAAATCTACCAAAAGATTGACCGATACATCATTATCTGTTATAATACAAACAATCCAACAATACAAAAATACGGAGAATACTAATGTCATTTGCTGCATTAAAAAAACAATCCCGCTCAGGTTCCTTAACTGAAAGGTTAATGAAGAAAGTTGAGAAACTTAATGAGAAGGGTAATAATACTGATGAACGTCTTTGGAAACCAGCTGTAGATAAAGCGGGTAACGGATACGCAGTTATTCGATTCCTCCCTGCACACGCTAATTGTGAACTGCCATGGACTCAAGTTTGGAGTCACGCTTTTCAAGGACCAGGCGGTTGGTATATTGAGAATAGTCTAACTACAATCGGTAAAGATGATCCTGTAGGAGAACTCAATAGAAGTCTCTGGAACAGTGGTCGTGAGTCCGATAAAGATATTGCTCGTAAGCAAAAGCGTAAGCTTTCTTACTACGCCAATGTCTATATTGTAAAAGACTCTGCGAATCCTGAGAACGAAGGAGAAGTCAAACTATACAAGTTTGGTAAAAAAATCTTTGATAAACTCACTGCTGCAATGCAACCTGAGTTCGATGATGAAGAAGCAATCAACCCATTCGATTTCTGGAAGGGTGCTAACTTTAAATTGAAGATCAAACAGGTCGCTGGATTCTGGAACTATGATAGTTCAGAGTTTGCAACATCTGGAGCTCTTTTGGATGACGATGCTGAGTTAGAAAAGATCTATGATAAGATCTATGACCTCAGTGAGTTCACTGCTGATGATCAGTTCAAGTCATATGAACAACTTAAGGGACGTTTAGACACAGTTCTTTCTAGAAAGGCAGTTGTCACACCTCAAGCTGATACAGAGGATCTTGAAGATCTAAGTGAAGGTTTAGG